GCGTTTCATCAGGAACGAAGAGATTTCACTTTTCTCTCCTCATAACGTCCCTGATCTTTACGATGCTTTCGGGACTGACCGCTTTGACGATCTTTACTGTCGTTACGAATCAGATGATTCAATCCCCAGAAAGACCATCGGAGCTCAAAAACTCATTTTAGATCTCCTGAAAGAACGTGCAGAAACTGGTCGTATCTACATTATGAATATCGATCATTGCAACTCCCACTCTTCTTTTAAAGATAAAGTGGAGATGTCTAATCTTTGTCAAGAAATTACACTACCGACCTATCCGCTTCAACATATTGATGGTGATGGAGAGATTGCCTTATGTATTCTTTCTGCCATCAATGTTGGTAAGGTAAATTCTGATAAAGAGTTAGAGGAGATGTGCGACCTTTCTGTCCGTGCTCTTGATGAATTAATTGATTATCAGGACTATCCAATCAAGGCAGCAGAGGTCGCCACAAAGGCACGGAGATCGCTTGGAATAGGTTTTATTGGACTTGCACACTATCTTGCTAAGTTGGGATTTAATTATGATTCTCAAGAAGCCTGGGATGCTGTTCATGGTCTGTCTGAATCCTTTCAGTTTTTCTTACTCAAAGCATCAAATCAACTTGCTAAAGAAAAGGGCCATTGCGAATACTTTGGACGTACAAAGTATGCTGATGGAATTCTTCCGATTGATACATATAAATCAGATGTAGATGAAATCTCATGTCAAGAATTCATTCATGATTGGGAATCTCTTAGAAAGAATATTCAAGAAACAGGACTACGACATTCAACATTGTCTGCTCAAATGCCATCAGAGAGCAGTTCCGTTGTGTCAAACGCAACAAATGGAATCGAGCCACCTAGAGCCTTTTTGTCCACTAAAAAGAGCAAAAAGGGACCGCTTAAACAGATTGTCCCTCAGTACACTACGCACAAAAATAACTACACTCTTCTTTGGGAAATGAAGGATAATCGTGGATATATTAATGTAGTTGCTGTAATGCAGAAATTCTTTGATCAGGCAATATCTGGTAACTGGAGTTACAATCCAGAGAACTATGATGATAATGAAGTTCCAGTTTCAGTGATGGCAAATGATTTTTTAACTACATACAAATACGGGTGGAAAACTTCTTACTATCAGAATACATATGACCTTAAGTCAGATGACCTGGAAGAAGAAAAACCCAATCTTCAAAATTTAATAAGTGAATTAAGTCAATCAGAGGAGGGAGAGTGTGAATCCTGTGCAGTTTAAAGTTTCTTCTACCAGGGGTACAAATATGGAAATTAAAGGCATGACAGTCTTTAATACAGAACAAGTAAATATTAAAAAACAACCGATGTTTTTCGGTCCACCATTAGGAGTCCAAAGATACGACTCATACAAATACCCAGTATTTGATAAACTTACTACACAGCAACTTGGATACTTCTGGAGACCAGAAGAAGTATCTCTTCAGAAAGACAGAGGGGATTATCAAACTCTTCGACCAGAGCAGAAGCATATCTACACATCAAATCTGAAGTATCAGATTATGTTAGATTCTATTCAAGGTCGAGGTCCAGGTATGGCATTCATTCCATATTGTTCACTTCCAGAATTAGAAGCATGTATGGAAGTCTGGGGATTCATGGAAATGATTCACTCAAAGTCATACACATATATCATCAAAAATGTATATTCAGATCCTGGTGAAGTCTTTGATAAGATTGTAACTGATGAACGCATTCTAGAACGTGCTAGTAGCGTTACAGAGTCCTATGATGATTTTATCAACAGTGCCCAAGTTTGGGGAACTGGAAACATGTGGAGACCTGACTTTAAAGATTCTCCAACTTCAAAATGGGAGATTCGTGATGTCAAAAGAAAACTCTACAGAGCAATCGCAAACGTCAATATACTGGAGGGGATACGCTTTTATGTTTCTTTTGCTTGCAGTTTTGCTTTTGGCGAGCTCAAACTCATGGAGGGGTCTGCAAAGATTATTTCCCTCATCGCCAGAGACGAAAATCAGCATCTTGCCATCACACAAAACATTCTGAATAAATGGAAGCAAGGTGATGATCCTGAGATGAAGGAAATTATGCAAGAGGAACAGGATTGGACATACAAAATGTTTGATCGTGCAGTGAATGAAGAAAAACGCTGGGCAGAGTATCTTTTTAAGGATGGATCTATGATTGGTTTAAATGACAAACTACTTCAGAAATATGTTGAGTGGGTCGCCAATCGTCGTCTAAAGGCAATTGGACTCAAACCACAGTATGATGTTGCAGCAAAGAATAATCCACTTCCTTGGACACAGCACTGGATCTCTTCTAAGGGTCTTCAGGTTGCTCCTCAGGAGACTGAAGTAGAGTCTTATGTTGTTGGTGGCATCAAGCAAGATGTTAGTAAAGACACATTTAGTGGGTTTAAACTTTAAGAAAGATGGACATAGTGGAAAGATTTTGCTTAAATAGTAATAGATATATCTTTCTGCTATGCCTAGAAATCCGTTGAATAAAGAAGAGTTGAAGGTCAGGGTTCATAAGTTGAAACATGAAATTGACAATGAACCCAAATCATTTTGGCAAGGAGATAGAGATTTAGCAAATAAATATCTAAACAGAGTTTTAGATATCATTGACGAATATCGATATTGACTATGAAAACCCGTGGATATATCTGGAGAGACCTTTTACTTCTGATGATGTTTTGGATTACTATGGTTTTGTTTATAACATTACCAATCTCACAAACCAACGACAATACATTGGGAGAAAATATTTTTGGCAATTCAGAACTCCAAGAGGAAAAAAACGCAAAGTAAAATCAGAATCGGATTGGAAAAAGTACTATGGATCTTGTCCAGAACTTAAGGAGGATGTTGGGAGATTCGGTAAATCGAATTTTAGTCGCCATATCCTCTCATTACATAAAACAAAGGGCAAAGTCAATTTCGAAGAAACGAGACAACTCTTCTTTCACAATGTCCTCACCGAGTCGCTTGACGATGGAACACCAGCATACTACAATGGTAACATCCTCTCGCGATACTATCGAAAAGACTACTATGGAAAAGTCGAGTGAAGAGATCTTTAATCATATTCGCGACTGGGCAAAAGATACCATCGCAAACAAAACAGGTGCTTTAGAGACTTATAATCGTCTTGCTTTGATTGATGAATTTTATGAATGGTTTGAAAATGACATTAGAAATCTTGAGGTCATTAGTATTGACGAAATCACTGAAGACCAGTATAATAATCTAGTTGATCCAGATTAAGGGGTAGTAGCTCAGTTGGTTAGAGCACCAGCCTGTCACGCTGGGGGTCGTGGGTTCGAGCCCCATCTATCCCGCCTTGACTCAGTAGCTCAGTGGATTAGAGCAACTGCCTTCTAAGCAGTCGGTCGTAGGTTCGAATCCTACCTGAGTCGTTTCCATTTTTTATTATTATGGCAAGTACACCAATTAGACCAATCGAAACACATGCTGAAACTTACGAACTAACTTTTGTTGGTGGTGATGTTGTATGTGTCAGTAATTCTGCAACGATTGGTTTGTTCTGGGTTCTGATTTTTCTGATGGTATTTAACTCATGTATTTTAATTCGCATATTGCTCAGAAATAAATAGTGAAAAGGTAGGAAGTAATTCTATGGAGTTTGTAGAACCTCATTCCACTATCTTGGTTTTAAACAGTTCTTATGAACCACTTCAGTTTACCAATTGGAAAAGAGCCGTTGTTCTTTTATTCAAAGAGAAAGCAAAACTTATTTCGAAGAGAGTAATTCGACTTGTAAACTTTGTTAGAATTCCATTCTTAAAGTTTGCTGAAACGACACCAACAAGAAATATGATTTACAAGAGAGATGGATATTCGTGTCAATATTGTGGATCAACAAGAAATCTAACCATCGATCATGTCATTCCAAGAAGTAAAGGTGGTGATGATACTTGGGAGAATCTGGTTGCTTGCTGTGATAAATGTAATGTTGCAAAGGGTAATAAATACTTACACGAAACAAACATGAAACTTCGCTCAAAACCAAAAGCACCAATCAGCAAAGTCATGTTAGAATTGGAAAAAACAAAAGTATCAGAATGGAAACAATTTGTATTTGAGTAAAATGAATTATCAAGTAATTGACCGCAGTCAGAATAAGTCTACTCAAGAAAATAAAACCAATAAAGAAACTAGTAGCATT